CCGCAGCACGTTTGGCTGAGCTTGAAAAAGCCAATGCAGAGCTGACAGCAGCAAATACTACTTTAACTGAAGCCAATCAGACAGCTGCTGCTGATAAAGCCAAGGCTGAGCAGGAAATTGCTGAACTTAAGGCAAAGGTGGCTGAGCTTGAAAAGGCTAAGCCAGCATCTAAGTCTAAGGCTAGTGACAAGCCAGCTGAACAGGGTGCAGATGCAGCCAAGTAAGGTGATCTATGTACGCGACACGAGCAGATATGGAGGTTCGGTTTGGTGTAAATGAGATATCCAATTTAAAGGCCATGCAGACTGTAGAGAATGCCATTGAGCAGGCTCTACAAGATGCAGCTGAGGAAATAGACAGTTATGTAGCAGTGAAATATCAACTGCCATTACCGGAAGTTCCCAGCACATTAAAACGGATCGCCTGCAATATTGCGCGCTTTCGTCTTTACTTTCAGCGTCCAACAGAAGAAGTCGAGAATCGCTATAAAGCTGAAATTGACTTCTTAAAACGGATTGCAGATGGTAAGGCCACTTTAAATATCCTCAATACACAAAATCAGGTCACCAATGAGAAGCCGGTACAGACTCCCAGTACGATGCCCATCGGTACCAGTTATGTAGGAGGCGTGTTTGGTGATGACACGCTGAACAAAATGCCTTCATTTAAATAGGGAGGAGGTATGGCTTTTGCTATAACAATTCGTCCTGACAATGAATCTGCTGTAATGGCAGTACTGCAGCATATGGCCGATTTCGACAGCAGAAAGGAGGATATGTTTGTTGAGATTGGTGGCTATGGGGTTCACTCCACTCAAGAACGGTTTATTGGCCAGCATGATGTAGACGGTAACCCATGGAAACAGTCATGGCGGGCCCGGATGCAAAATGGTCAAACAGGCCGTGATACGGGTGAATTAATGAATGAATTGCACTATAACCTGCGCCCTGATGGTGTTGAGTGGGGTTCAAACAAAATGTACGCCCATGTTTTTCATTTTGGTGCAACCATTCTGCCTAAAACGGCGGAGTACTTAACCTTTGCGGTGGGTGGCCAATTCAGGAAAGTGAAACAGGTCAATATCCCTTCTCGTACCTTTCTGGGCATCAATCAGGATGATGATGAAGAGATCCTTAATATTATCGGGAGGCATATAGGTGTCTGACTTTTTTGCAGTACGTGGAGAAATTGCCGAGAAGCTCAAGGAGATTCCGGATTTCAAGCAGATCTATACGCCGTTGAACTCTGTACTGGTGACTGAAATGGGTCAGGTAACCCCATCAGCTCACGTCAACTTTGTGCGGATTCGCCCTAAGGATAGTGCGGGCAAGGGGAAAATGAATATGATCAGCCAGCAGTGGGCGGTTACTGTAGCTTGCCAGAATGCCCAATCGCAAATGACAGATGGTTCAGTTGTTACGGATCAGGCAGGTAATCTTCTTGAAGATGTTATTCAGTTGCTCTCAGGCTGGAAGCCAGCCTCGGCACGTGGAGAATTGATGCTGGTTGATGTGAAAGAAGCCTTCAGTACAGGTTTTGCATATCTCACAGCAGTATTTGAATCAGAACGATTTATCTAGGAGCCAGTCATGGCAGCAAAACAATATACGGCACTACAACCTGTAGGCCGGTTTAAAAAGGGTGAGTTCGTCGGTGGACTGGATGATGCTCAAATCAAAAAATTACTGGCAGACGGCGTGATTCAGGAAGTACCTGAAGCAAAGCCAGCTGCTTCAGCCAAGAAAACCACAGGGGATGAAAAGTAATGGCTAAAAAGAACTATATTTCGCTGCAGGGTAAGTTTTACCTGGCAGAGATTACAAACGGCATTGCCGGTGCCATGCGTCAGATTGGTAATGTGCCAGAGTTTGAGATTGAAATTGATGCTGACGTGATTGAGCATAAAGAATCAATGACAGGCAAGCGCACGACTGATTTCACCATGATCAATGCAACCTCGGTAAACTTTAACGGTACGCTTGAGGAAGTTAATCCTGAGAACCTGGAATACATTCTGTCAGGGATGAAACACAGCATAGCGACCAAGACTGAAGAGGATGTGTCTTTAGGTACCGTTGTTGCCGGTCATGAGATTAAACTGGATGGCTATAACCTTAAAGCAGTTTCATTTAAGGATTCTACCAGTGGTGCAGCTAAAACAGTCAATGCAGAAGACTATACGCTGGATGCCAAATTCGGTACCGTAATTTTCCATAACGTGGCTGATTTGACCATGCCGTTACTGGCAACCTACACTACAGGTGAAGTCATTCATACCACGCTGGCATCTGACTTTGAAAAAGAGTATCAACTATTCTTTAAGGGCGTAAATACAGCAAATAATGATCATGTTGCAGTGACGTTGTGGCGAACCAAGAAATCACCGGAAACCACTTTTCCTCTGATTCATGAACAGTTAGGCCAATATGAAATCTCGGGTCAGGCATTGTCAGACGTCACTAAAGAGTCAGATCCTGCACTTGGCCTTTATGGCCACGTTGTAACAATTCCAGCAGTTTAATCAACTCAATACAGGCACAGGGGCGCAGAAGCGTCTTTTTTTGTGCCTGTTTATCGTTTAATACCTTTGGATATCTTTTCTTTTGGGTGGATAAAAAGTATTCTATTAACCTGTATGGTACGGTTTTTAAAAGTAAAAACTGACCTTCAGTGTTGATTGGATTTATTAAATGACACCAGCGCTATATCAGGAAGTGCAAGATTTTTATCTGCACGCAATGGCCTTGACCAAGTTTGCCTTTTTCTTATCAAAAAAGGGTTCTTTTTACACTTTGGTTTTGGCAGGTGAACAACCAGAGATAAATGAAAGAATAAGAAATTTGCAGGGCAATGGGTTAGTAATCAAATACGATAAGGGGTCCACGCTTTATTTTGTTTACGAAGTTCAGGATGATATAGAGAAACTGATAAAGTTACCTAAGCTGAGCGATTCACAGATAGATTTTAAATTGCAAGAGATATTAAAGCGATACAGATGAATGTTACATTGGGCTACTACATTGAAAGATAGGGTGAAATGTTGATTTTATCTGCTCTATAGTTTCCTGATAATGAGAATAATTATCAAAAATTAACAGATGTTTTGATGTTTTACTTTTAAGATGGGCACCATTAGGTATCTATGTTGAATTCAAAAATTAAAAATGGAGAACATAAGTATGAAATATCTCTTCTTGGCACTAGCAGCAGGTGTATTTCTAATGGGGTGTAATTCTAATATGGCTAAGGCTTCTAAAAATACTACTACAAACGAATCCTCAGAAAATTTAAAGCCCAAACAGATCATCAATATTACTGAAGAACAGCAATTACTGAAGTTTATTGGACCAAATAATCAAACATATATCCTTAGAACTACAGATAACTTTGAAACGGCAGAACTAAGTGATCAGTCAGGTAAAACTTATCGACTTAAACGAGCCGTATCAGCAAGTGGGCTCCGCTTAGCAAATAGCCAAGGGGTATCAATCCATTTTAAAAAGGGTGAGGGTATTCTAGAACTAATTAAGGATCAGCCTATCAATGTTACTGAGGTTAAGCCTTAAACCTGAGAGATAAACATAGTATTAAATGAATAAAAGCACCTTTGGGTGCTTTTTTATTTCCTGAACTTTATTTTGAGATTCCATCATGAATGATTTTTTTCTAGCAGCTAATCGCTCTATCACGGTAAATGATGTTGAAGTTCACCAGATCCAGATGAAAGACTTTGACCAATGGGCAGTGTATGCTGAAAAGGTGAAAAGCTTTCTAAAGGGAAAAGATTATTCAGATGAAATTTTAACCGAGCTTTTTAAGGCTCATTCAATTGAAGTGCTGGGTATGTGCAGTTTGGCCACCAAGCTTCCAGCTGCCAGTCTGATTGATTTGGCCAATACTTCGGAACAGCAATTTAAAGAAGTTTTATCAGCAGTACTGCAGGTCAACGGCGCTTACTTTAAAGAAGATCAGCCTAAACGCCGTAATAAAAAGCAGGCAGCAAAAGACAATGATTCAACTTGGTTTGACTCATTCCAGTTACTGATTAGCTCTGGTCATACTCATACAGAAATCATGAATATGACTTACGGTACGTACAGTGAGTATCTAAAATCAGCCCAGAAGGATTACCGCAATAAGCTTGCAGCACTGACCAGTGTAGTGAGATCCGCTCAGCATGCATCTGCTAAAGAACTAAAGAAGTTTCTTGATGAGCTAAAAGAAGAAATAGTGTGAATTATGTAACATTTTCACATAATTAAATTTACCATTTCCGATTAGAATGGTCGGTATTATAAAAGTGCACTTGAGCTTAATCATGAAAAGAGTATTAACAGCGGAAAGTAGAGCAGCATATAAGAAATGGTTTAACTCATTCAGCAGTGACGAGCAAAGAGAGTTAGTGAATATGGGGGTGGCATGTGGTGCCGACTCAAAGTTTTTTAAGCATGAGATACTAGACCTTCTGAGTCATCTTGATAATGAGAAGCTTAAAAGTAATAGAATTTTATTCAAGAAATTTGCTGAAAGATATATTGCTTTAGTCCCTGATCATATTCGACCTCATGTGAACTGGACACTTCTGGAAAACAGTCGTGATTATCGCTCCTGGTTTGCAAATAGACAGATGTTTGTTTTTAACTGTCTGGTCGTTAAAGATATTTATGAGCATAGCAAGGATAAGAACTCGAGCTACTTATTATGGGCACCCATTATTGATGACCATACTCCGGAAACTTGTAAAGGTTTCAGTAGCAAAGTATTTAATATTCTTGATAAGGAGTTTCAAGAACATGCTGTTGAGCATTGGAGCAGACCACAAGAAGGTTGTAGATGCAGTTTGATTTCGATTACTCATGCACAGGCAGAGAAATACCTGATGGACATGAACAGAACATGAGTGCATAGAATAAAGAGATATAAGTGAACAAGGATGTTCTTTCACTGGAGTAAGTTTGTACATAAAGAGCAAATACCTCAAAAAGTTTTTTAATTTCTTCACTTAACCCACCATTCGGTGGGTTTTTTATTGCGAGTAAGAACATGGCCGGTAAAGAATTAACATTTAAGCTTGTGATGGAAGCTGATACTAAAAACTATGTATCAAATATTAAGGATTCAGAGAGTGTTACCAAGGCCCTTTACGCCGCAATAAAACAAGAATCAGAAAAAATGAAGGCTGCATCTGAACAAGCTGCTCAGGAAGTTGGAAAAATAGTTCCTGATGATTTGCAGAAGAAAGCTGATCAAGCCAAAGGAAAGCTAAGTGAAGTCTCTCAGGCGGCTAGTGAGTTAGGCAATCAGGCAAATCAGGCAGCAGCTAAAGTAGACGGTCTTGAAAATGATTTGAGTGCCGTAGCGAATGAAGCCAAACAAGCCGGAATCATTTTAAACACAGCTATTCCTGAAGAGATCATTCCTTCTGAATCTACACAAAAAGTTTCTCAGCTAGTTACAGGATTGCATAGTGCTACCCAAGCTTTAGGGGAAATGGGTAGTGACGCAAACATAAGTGCAGATAACCTTAAGCAACTTGGCGATTATGGTCAGCAGGCACTTGCTGGCCTACAAAATGATTTGCAGCAAGCAAAGCTACATTTGAACTATTTAGCTGCAACGAATGCTACACCTGAGGATATTGAGCGAGCCAAGGCAGAAGTCAAGAACCTTGAAACAGGTGTAAGGCAGGTCAAAACAGCATTTGATGGATTTCAGGGTGTAGCTAATGGTGCATTAAGTTCTGTTGCTACTCAGGCAGAGGTAACAGAAGAAGCAATCACAGATGTTGTGCCATCTGAACTCATCCAGAAGGCTCAAAGTTTAAGTGAAAAATTCTTTTCCGCTGCTAAAGAAATTGAAGCTCTTGGTGACAAGTCAGTTATCAGTACAGGTGAGCTACGTTCAATGGCCAGTACTGGTGAGCAAGGTCTTAATGAGCTTAACTCAGCCCTAAAAGCTGCTCAGGCTGAATTAGTCCGACTACAAAATACTGACGGCACTTTAAAAGATATCGAGATTGCAAAAGATCGTGTTCTAAGTATTGAAGATGCTATTAAAGAAACGTCCAGTGCATTTAATTACTATCAGGACGTTGCTGTAAATGCCATGCGTGGCGTGGACAATGCCACACAGTCTTCGATTAATCAGTTGCAACGTTTTAGCTCAGTAGATCTTGGTCAAGTAGTAGGTGAAGCCCAGACTGCGACTCGTGCAATTCAGTCAATGGGTGAGGGGGCCAATCTCAGCACTAAAGAAATTGAGCGAATTGGCACTATTGGTACCAGCAGTATCAATACGCTTGAAAGTGAACTGCTGGCAGCGAAAAGTGCATTCTTTGCATTAGAGAAAAGCAGTGAAGCTATCAATCTTGATGAGATACAAGAGGCAGGAGAAAAGGTTAAGGGTCTTGAGCAAGCTCTTGACTTAGCTAAGTCTGCATTTGAGAATTTCGAAAACGAAGCTTCATCTGCAATGCAAAAAGTGTCTTTAAGTGCAGATAAGACTTCGGACAATGTAAAACAGGCTAGCCATGAGATTTACGATGCATTAAGTATCAAACCTCCTACGGTCATTAATGATGCTATTACTGCACTTGAACGAAAGTTGGAGGACTTTAGAGCCAATAGCAAATTGCCGGCCGAAGAAGTTGAGCGCGTTATCAGAATTACCGAGCAACAGATTGAGAAGCTTAAAAATGAGCTCCAAGATATTGGACCAGCAGCGGAAAAAGCAAATTCGGGCATTTCCAGTCTTTCTAAAGGAATGGATATTACTCGCTTCGCAACTACAGCTCTTATTAGTGCATTAACTGCTCTTGGTATCGGTTTGGGTGTACAGGAAATCGTCCAGGCAGCTGACACCTATACGAACCTCTCAGCCCGCATCAATATTGCAACTAAAGAAGGCGGTAATTTTACCGCTGCCATGGCGGGTGTGCAGCAAGTGGCATTGGCCACTAACTCAAGCTTGGAAGCTACCGGTGATTTGTTTACCCGGCTAAATGTTGTTGCGAAGGATATCGGTATGTCGCAGCAACAAGCACTGGAACTTACCAAGACGGTAACGCAAGCTATTAAAATTGGTGGCAGTTCAGCTGAGGCTGCAGAAGGTGCAGTACAACAATTTATTCAGGCCATGCAGGGTGGTGTTCTTCGTGGTGAAGAATTTAACTCCATTATGGAGGGAGGATATGGACTTGCTGAAGCCTTGGCACGTGGTCTCGGTGTTACCACTGGCGAACTTCGTAAAATGGCCGAGAATGGTGAATTAACTGCTGAAAGAGTAGTGAAGGCACTTCATAGCCAGGCTGAGGCTGTACAGGAAACTTATAACCGTTTCCCGCTTACTGTTGCTAATGCACTCCAGAAGATCACAACTTCTTGGCAGATACTGATTGGCGAAATAAACGAGGCTAATGGTGCCTCTGCTGTTGTAGCCGGAGCTTTATCTACAATTGCTGACAATCTGGGAATACTAAAAGTATTTTTTGATGATGTCGGTGCTGGTGTTGGTTGGTTTCAAGAAAAGCTAGCTGAAATTGATCCCTCAACGCTACAAGCTATTCAGGATACCTTAAGTACTGTTTATGACACGATTAAAAACGTCATTAGGGGTATTGCGGGTATTGCAGAAACAGCATGGAGTGCCTTTACCTCTGCTTTGGATGCGATTTCGCCGTTATTTAATACTTTCTTGCATGGACAAGAGGATGTCAGCGGCCTAACCACGGTAATTGAACTATTAAGAATACCTCTAGGGTTGCTTGCCGATGGAGCTACAGGGCTTAATATTGCACTCAAGCTTGTTTTATCAGGTATTCAGTTCATATCAGCAGGAGTTTATGATTTAAGTGCAACCGTGCTTAAATTTACAGGCTTTGATGATCTGGCAGCTCAAGCACAAAACACATCGGACAAGCTATTTGCTCAAGCTGAAAAAAATGCGGCAGAGGCAAAGCGGATCGCTTTGGAAACCAAATCTGTAACTCGTCAGGCTATTGCAGATATTACCAAAGATGAGGAGCTGAAAAATCAGGAACGCATTGCTGATAGCCAGAGAACACTCGAAACACTCAACGCCCAAGAGGAAAAACATAAGGCCGATTACAAGGCAATTAGTGATGAACGGATCAGGCTTAATCAGCAGTTAGAGGATGCGCGTAGATCCGGTAATCAGGCCTCTATTGATCTGGCTGTAAAGGGTTTGGCTGATCTTGATGCTAAGGAAAAAGCCTATCAAGTCGAAAGTCAGAAAATTACTGAAGGAAAGATTCAGGCTGCACAAGTCGTTGCTAATGCAATGATTAAATCTGCAGATGCAGCAGGTTTGGCTCAACTTAAAGTACTTAATGCTCAACTTGCAGCTCAAGGGTTGCAGGCTGCGTTTGATGGTACGGGTAAAGTAATTGTCAGTGCAATGCAGCAAGGTACTGCCGCGACTGAAGGACAAACCAATGCTACAGATAAAGCCCGTAAAGCAGCTGCAGCGTTAGGTATTGATCTGGATGTTTCTTTAAATAGAGTTTCTGCTGGCTTTAAAGAAAAAGAAGGTCAGTTGAATAACTTTGCCAATGGACTTAAAGGCCTGGGTATAGAAGGCAAGCAAGCCGCCAATGTGACCTATGAGGCTTGGTTAAAATGGTTAGAAGCTGCCAAAAGCCAAGCTGAAATTGATTACGCAAGGTCTAAGCTTAAAGAGTTTGGTGATCAAGGTAAGGTTTCAACGGGCCAAGTCGAACAGGGCCTAATTGCTATCAAGATGCAGGCTTTAGAACTACCGGATGATATTGATCCGGTGACAGAGGCATTTAAACGGCTAGGCATTGAAACCAAGGAGAATTTAAAGCTTGCTGCTCAACAGGCTTTGATGGATTACATCACCGTCAGAGATAGCGGAAAGGCGACTGCTGAAGGTATCCAGAAAGCATATGAGAAGGCTGCTCAGTCTGCAGCAGCATCAGGTGATGCAGGTGTCATTGCTGCGACTAATGCTGCGAATGCAGGCCGCAATCTGGAAATCCAGATTGATGACAGCGGTCAGGCTGTAGTTAAAACCATGGATGACTGGGCCAAAGCCAATAATCGGGTAGAGAACACAGCCAGTGCCATTGGTGATGGTTACCGTGAAGCTGGCCGGGTGGCAAGAGAGGAGGCCAAATCCTCTACTGAAGCCTGGTCAGAAGCGCTTACTGCCATGCAGGGCAAGCTTAAAGCCTCTAAAACTGGAGTCATGGCTAAAAACGGTTATTCAGTTGATGAGATTGAGCAGCAGCTGACTGAAATGGGATATAGCGGTAATGCCCGGCAAAAGGCTAAAGAGCTATTCGAGACGGCACAACAGGGTCCAGGTGGTTATTACCGTTCAGCTTCTCATGAATATGCTGCGCGTTATGGTGTCTCTGCATACGACAACCAGAAACAGACCGGCAACTACATGTTCATTGCCGAGCAGCTGGAAAAGCTGGAAGAGTATGCAGGCAAGTCGGGCAGTACTGGTTCCAGAGTCAATGTAAACAATCTGGCCCCAGACGTGAGCTATCCTAAAACCAGCACTCCAACTGCTGAGCCTTCACGTACTGTCATCAACCAGATCTCTATTAATGGCCGCACAATTAATGTCCCTGTGGATGAGGCTAATCAGGGCAGTTTTAATGATTTCCTGACTGAACTGGAAAGGATAAAAAAGAGTAGCTAATGAAATTAATACGAGTGTCTACATCAGAAACCGTCCCGCTTGAGGACGGTTTTTTATGGTCTGATGAATTTGATTGGAACGGAATTGAACAGAACATTAAACCCGCTATCGATGGTACTCCCATCATTCAGGAGGGGAAATGGAAATCTGGCCGGCCCATTACTTTAACTGCAGACAAGAATATGGCTTGGCTTAAACGTCATATTGTCAGTCAGTTAAAGGACTTTTCTTTATTACAAGGTGAAAACTTCACATTAGCTTTTGAATATCCACATGATCGGCGGAAGTTTAATGTGAAATTTCACCATGCAGCTAATGCTATAGAAGCGAGGCCTGTAAAAGATCATCCATCTGTATCTGACGATGACTATTACAACGTGACTTTACGTTTTATTGAAGTGGGGGAGTTATACAGTGGCAATTGAAACTAAAAATCTGGTGCTCTATAAGTCCGAGCGCCTGAGCGATACAGAAGATGGTGGCGGCAAGTACTCTGGCCAGATGATTGAAGATGGCCAGAGCAATAACCTGTTTAATGATGTGAGTGAGCTGGACCGCACCATGGGTGATGTGTCACTGCGTAAACTGTTCCCCGCCGTGACAACGAATGATACAGACCTGCTTATGGGCGCTACGGTCTTTATCTCGGAAAACCCGAAAGACCCCAATGTCTCGGCTTTGCTGTTTAGTACAAAGTCATGGATTGATGAGCGCAAGTCCGCCCAGAACCGGATTGAAAACTATCTGGCCAAGGGTGGACAGGCGGCAGGGAGTCCCCTTGATACGCATTATGCCGGTATGAAAACCCTGCAGGTGGCGATGTTTTTGAGTGAAGTCGAAAGCTCGGTGGGCAGCACGCTGGTACTGGTCTCAAAAGAAGGCCAGGCACTACAGCATGAACAATATGTCCGCGTCACTAAAGTCGAGACCCGTATTGCCAGGATGATCATCGATGGTAAGGAAGTTGAGTATAAACTGGCTACTTACAGCATTAATGATCCACTCGATCAGGATTATGTCGGACTCTCTGCAAGACAATGGTACAACGGTGAAAAGTCCGAAACGATTTTACGGGATACTATCGTAGCCGATACCGGTAAGTATTATGCATCCAGCAATCTCAAGTCTGCTGCCAAAGTCGGTGAGTTTACCGTAAATGCGGAAAGTATCTTTGC